CCTACTACACCTACCCGGACGAGGAGGTACAGGGGCAGATGACGGGCGGTTCCGACGGCTCGGCTATCACCTCCAGCGACGTTGTGGGAGCCTCCCTGGCGGCGGATCAGCGCGGTCTGTGGGCCTTCGGGAAGGTGGACTCGCTCATGCAGTTGGTCGCCTCCGACTTCCAGACCGACACGGTGGTCGCTGACGCGCTGATCACCTACGCCGAGTTGGTGAAGGACAAGTTCGTCATCCTGACCGTTCCGGCCGGGCTGACCCCGCAGGAGGCGGTGAACTGGAAGAAGTACCAGCTTCAGAAGTACACCTCCTACGCGGCGCTCTACTACCCGCACATCAAGGTCATCGATCCGGTGACCGAGGTCGCCACGGACATCCCGTGCGGCGGCCACGTTGCGGGCGTGTACGCGCGTACCGACATCTCGAAGAACGTCGGGAAGGCCCCGGCGGGGACCGAGGACGGACGCCTCAACTGGAGCGTTGGTCTGGAGTTGGACCTCACCCCGACGCAGTCGGGCGTGGTGTACCAGGAGAAGATCAACCCGCTCGTGCAGTGGCCGCACACCGGGCGCTGCGTGTGGGGCGCTCGCTCCCTCGACATCGCGGGCGGCGAGTGGCCGTACATCCAGATGCGGCGGCTGTTCATGTTCGTCGAGAAGTCCGTCTTCAACGCGACTCACAGCCACGTCTTCAAGAACAATGGCCCGGCCCTCTGGTCGGCCATCAGGACGCAGCTCACGAGCTTCCTCCTGGGTCTGTATCAGGCGGGCTACTTCGCCGGAACGAGCCCCGACGAGGCGTTCTACGTGATCTGCGACCGCACCAACAACCCGCAGAACACCGTGGACCAGGGGCTCGTCTTCTGCGACATCGGTATCGCACCGAACAAGCCCGCCGAGTTTATCGTGTTCCGCTTCCAGCAGAAGGCGCTCGTGTAGCACCGGATAGGGGAACCCGATGACGACGCAGGTCATACCGAATATCGCCATTCAGGAGGTCTACTCCGGGAGCAAGTTCACCGGGGTAGCCCCTGATGGGGATCCGACCGAGGAGGCGCTCTTCAGGGGCCGGATCCAGAAGTGGGTCGGCGGTACCGTGGGCGGGGACTTTGACGCCCCTGATCTGGCTGGAATGAGAGTCGAACAGGTGTGGTGGAGCCTTGCTTGCACTTCCGCGCCCCAGGTGGACATCTACATCGTCGACGATGACGGGACGGAGTACCTGATCCATTCTGTGAGTGCGGCCAGCGGAACCTACGCGCAGACGAACGGGGGGTTCCTCGTTCCGCCGTCGTTCAAGGTTCGCGTGAAGACCGATACAAACATTGACGCTGCGGTGTCGGTGTCTGGAGAGGATACGGGGGTCACAGGAGACGGAACGACCGCCAGCTATGATCTGCAGCTCGCGAACGGTCGCGTTGATCCTGGCACGGTTTCGATCGTGGCGGGATCGGTGACCTTCACAGATCCTGGCTCCGATGGTGTCCTGGTTGGAGCTGGCGGCGGAGCCGGTTCGGGAACGATTGACTACCTCACGGGTGAGGTGACGATCACTCTCAATACGCCGTCGGATTTCAGCGGCACAAACGCCCTGGCGACCTACGACTACAACCTGATTGGTCGGGTTGGACTCGTGATCGGACAGGGGTGGGGTCAGCCGACGCCGAGTCAGACTGGCCTGATTGGCAACGAAAATATCCCGCCGACCATGCAGAGGTCGTAAGGGCTGAAGGAGAGGAAAATGGCACGAGCAGCAGTCGATGATCTGATGCAGGGGTTCCGTTTCCACGTTGTGGCGACGAAGCAGGACACGACCAACCCCCTGGAGTTCAACCGTCCGGGCGAGTTCGACGGCGCGGGTCAGGCGGGTTTCCAGAGCGTGACGATTCCCGAGTTGAGCGTCGAGGCAACGGAGTACCGCGAGGGCACGTTCCAGTGGACGCAGAAGTACCCGGGACCGCCCACCGTTTCGGACTGCACGCTGATGCGGGGCGTGGCGAAGGCCGACACCACCTTCTACGACTGGGTCCGCGACTCGGTCGACGGCGAGGAGTACCGGTGCGACGTCACGATCTACCACTACCAGCGGACCGAGATGGGCTCCGCCACGCAGGCCGAGGCGTCGGACACGTTCCGTCGCATCGAGTGCAAGAACTGCTTCGGTATTCGTGCGAAGCCCGCCGGAGACTTCGATTCGATGTCCGGCGAGGTGTCGCTGGCCGAGGTGGACTTCGCCGTGGAGTCCTTCGACGTATTCCCGAAGCCCGCGTGATCTGAGGGAGGAGAGCGTTGAATGGCCCGGCATCGACTTGTAGACTTCATGCAGAACCATCGCTTCTGGCTTCTGGATGTGGTGCCGAGCGCGACGTTCCCCTACCTTGTCCTGGGTGCGCCTCTCCTGGGCTTTAACTCCATCACCACGCCTGAGTACACGGCGGACGTCGACGAGATCAAGGAGGTCAACTCGATGTTCAAGCGGCACGCCTACTCCGGGGGTGCCGCATCGCCGATCACGCTCACGCGTGGGGTGTTGGGGTACGACGACACGTTCTACCAGTGGATGATGAGGGCGATCCGGGGTTATGACATGACCAACCGGAACCTCCTCCTGATCCACTTCACGAGCATCGGGCACGCGGACGACGACATCGGGGTTGGTGCGTGGGAGGCTGCAGCGTTCCTTCCTGGGAAGGCATGGCTCCTTTGGGATTGCGTTCCGACGCGCTACAAGGCAGGATCTGATTTCGATGCGCTGGGCGGAGAGGTCAGCATCGCAGAACTCGACATACAACCGTGGGCCGTGACAGAGTTCAGCCTCTTGACTCCGCTATAAGCATGTGGTTCAATCTCCAGTGGGAGGTTGCGCATGGGAAAGAGATTTGGTGAGGAAGAAAAAATGATGGCGATGGAGGCATATCGAGATGGAGCGACGCTGCAGGAGTCAGCGATGCTCATCGGTGCGTCTCCGCAGTCTGTCAAGAATTGGCTTGATGTGGATGGGGCTGGTACGCGTGGGTGTGTTGGTGCTCATGATCTCGCGGTGAAGAAGGGTCGGGGTAGATTCCATGGGGAGGATGTTTACGATTGCATCCGTGAGATGTATCTTGATGGAGTGAGTGCTGAGAAGATCGCTGGAAAACTTGACCTGAAATACACGATGGTTGCGGAAGCTGTTCGAAGGATGGGCATCGTCCGGACTTTGAGCGAGGCTGCTTTTCTGAACAGTGAGGAGATCTCGAAGCAATCCAGAAAGTATGGACTGAACGAGTCGATATTTGATGGGAATTTGACCCCAGAGGCCGCATGGGTTCTCGGCGTGATTTACGGTGATGGGTGGGTGATGAGATCTCGTGTCGGTGGTCCTATGAATGGCATAGGAATTAGTGGTGATGAAGACGTTGTTAGAAAGGCCGTTGCTATCATGGAATCCGAGCATCCAGTTCGTCGGAAGGGCGGATGTTTTGTGGTGGAAGTGGGGAGCAGGAAGTTGGCTGCTTCTGCGGTTGCCAATGGTGTGATGCCACGAAAATCGACATTGTTGAAGTGGCCAGTTGGACTGCGTGTTAGTTTGGATCCGCATTTTTTGAGGGGAGTTTGGGATGCTGATGGATGGGTTGGCAAAAACGGAAAGACAATCGGTATTGGCATGGGATCCAGGAAATTTATAGAATCAATTGCGGATCGGATGTGGGAGATTACCGGATTCCGTCCGGCGGTGTCTTGCGCCAAGGCAAAAAAAGAAACGCACTCTGATTCTTGGTCCGTCAGGTTGTACTCGAAAAAGGCCAGGAGATTCGCAGAGTGGATGTGGAATGGAAGCAAAGAACACATGCGAGGGGACAGAAAATATGGGTTGTTCACCCTCCTTTCGCCCCTGTAGGAGGAGATCATGAAGAGGAAGCTGATCGAGGATTTGGGCGGAATCATCGAGGGTGAGCCCCTGGAGGAGTCGGCTCGTGATGGCATCGAGGAAGAGAGCGATGAGGAGGTCGCCGAGATGGCGGCATCGGAGTCGCTGAAGGCTCTGAAGGCGCTGCTCAACGAGGAGTCCGAGTCCGAGAAGAGCATCGGTGCGCTTCGCGACACCGACTACCGGGACAAGGACGCGTTCTTCAAGATGGTCCAACTCCTGAAGGGGCTCGCGACGACCGTCGACGAGGACGAGACGGCGAAGAAGTTCATGTCGGCGGTCTCCGATGCGCTGACCACGGCGGCGAAGAAGGTGCTCGGGGAGAACGTGGATGAGGAGTACAAGTTCCCCCGGAAGAAGAAGGATCTCGCGCCGAAGACTCCTGCGAACCTGAAGAAGCGGGCCACGCTGTTCAAG